CATGATGCATATCTATGGTTTAAAAGAGCACGATATAGTGGTCGCAGAGAGTGCTCTTATCATGATGATTATTTTGATATGCTTGGATGGAACTTTTACATGATGCCAGAATTAGCCACAAGAGGATTGCTTTTGATGAATCAGTTTTATAATTTAGACGGTACAAAAAAACACAATGAAGATTTAGAACTTCCATATCCTGATCTAAGCAAATTTGAGGTGTACAACACATGAATAAGTATGTAATATTTGGTTCTGGTGGGCTTGCTAAAGAAGTTATCGGGTACTTGATCGAAATGTACGGATTCAATCATGGAATCTGTGCTGTAGTGAGTACCGAACCATTTAACAATCCAGTATACAATGAGATGTTTCCCGTTAGGTCTGAACTTCTTCCTGGGGAATTTCCAGAAGCTAAATTTATCTTAGCAGTTGCTGATCCTAAAGTTAAGAAAATTATTGTCGAAAAAAACGAAGATCGTTGGACGAATTTTATTCATTCTTCTGCGACAATTTCACCTTTCGCTAAATTAGGCAAAGGTGGTGTTTTTGCTCCGCTTGTTTTGTTGGCAGGAGATTGTGTAATTGGTGATTATGTTTTTATGAATAGCAATGCAACTGTGGGCCATGATTCCACTATCGGTGATTATACAACTCTTTTTCCAAATACCGAAGTCTGCGGCGATTGTAATATTGGACATTCGTGTGTTTTTGGTATTGGCTCTTATGTTGTTCCAAAAGTGAATCTTCCTGACAACACTAAAGTAGGTGCAGGTGCAGTTGTTTGGAAAAGCATCGATGAACCTTGTTTACTGATTGGTAATCCAGCATCACCCAAAGCCCCAAAAACATGATTGTTTCGACACAAGAATCTTTAGACTTGCTCACGGCAATCAGCAAGTCTATCGAAGAAAAAACTTTTCATCATCATTATCATGTTCTCTATGATATTGCAAAAACTTTTCCTAGAGATTATGCCCTGCAATATCTTGAGATTGGGTGTTATGCTGGAGGGTCCGCTTGTCTGATGCTACAGCGAGAAAACACCTCAGTCACTTCAATCGATTTAGGTCATCCAATACCCAAAAAGACTGTTATGGAAAATGTTGCCAAGCTAAACAAGCACAACAATCTATATCAGTACATTGAAGGAAACTCACAAGTAAAATCTACTTATGACAATCTAGATTCAACGTATGACATAATTTTCATCGATGGAGATCATTCATATGATGGTGTGTTAAAAGATTTCGAAATCTACTCAAAGTATCTGAAGCAAGGTGGCTACCTTGTCTTTGATGACTACAACGATTGGGTACATTCTCCTGAAGTGAAGTCGGCAGTCAATTTTTTATGCGATAAACATTCTTCCGAATTTGAAATCATTGGAACACTAAAGAACACCTTGAACGCAAGAGGGTTTGATTCAAATTTTCTTGACGGAAATTGCTTTATCATTAAACAAAAATGAAGCTTGCAATTGTAACACCAACGTATCAAAGAAAAGATGGTAAAACGCCAACTTATCTCAATCGCGCTATAGACTCTTTGAAAAAACAGACATACAAGAATTTTAAATTTTTTTTGATTGGAGATAAGTACGAAGACGATGAAGAATTTAATAGATTCTCAGAATCTTTGACTGGCATCGAGCACTATCTTGAAAATCTACCAATCGCAAAAGAAAGAGACAAATATTCAATAGATGATAGAAAACTGTGGGTTTCTGGTGGCGTAAATGCATATAATCATGGGCTGCAAAAAGCTTTAGATGATGGTCTTGATTGGATTTGTCATTTAGACCATGATGATTACTGGAGTGAAAATCATTTAAGTGAAATCGTCAACATCATCAACACCGTAAGCAATGTGGCACTGGTGTACACTTGCGCACAATACTTAAAAAATCAATATATTCCAGGCGTAAAATTAGATGATAAATATGAAGAGAGATGTCCAGAACCAGTAAATGTTGCACACTCATCAGTGTGTATTAATCACAAGTTGCTACCTCTAAGGTATAGAGATGTTTTTGAAGAGACAGGAGAAGTTTTAGAAGCTGACATTGATATGTGGCGAAGAATATCAAAGGCCATTAAATCTTCTGAGTATAAAAGTATACTTGTAAGAAAAAAAACTTGCTATCATACCGAAGAAGGCGTTTCTAGGTAGCACAAAAATCGAAAAAGGAAATATGTATGGGCTTTTTTACGAAAGCTGCATTTATATTTGCCATCACATTCACAATATCTCATGACGCAAGCGCACCGATTCCAGTAAACGGAATTAATTATATTCAGATAATACCACGTGTAAAAACGATAGACTATGATGACATATTATGGATGGCAATCAATATCTACTACGAAGCAAGAAATCAACCACAAATTGGTAAGATTGCCGTAGGCTTAGTCACGCTCAATCGAAAGAAACAGGATAACAAACCAACAATTCATGCCGTGGTAACTGAGCCTAGACAATTTTCATGGTACAATCCTTATCTTAAAACTGCCAAAATAAAAATGCCAAACGATTCTGAAATATGGAGAGAGTGTCTCAGAATTGCCGAGTACATATTGCGTTTGGACGAAAATGATGCTATGATATTATTGTTTGAAGGTGTAACACATTTTCACACGACAAAAGTTCATCCACCATGGAGAAGAAGTATGACAAAAGTTGTTCAGATAGAAGACCACATTTTTTACAGGAAAAAGTAATGGTAGAAAACTTAAAGATTTTGACTCAAAAAGAATTTGAAGAGAGCATTAAGTTAATTGTAAGAGAAAAGAAACTCAATTCAATTATCGATGCAATTGTCATGTACTGTGAAAAAAATAAGATCGAAATTGAAACCGCGGCGTCTTTGGTCACACCAAGAATGAAAGGTCTAATCGAATCTGAAGCTATCAAAAATAAAATGATCAAAAGCAAAAAGGCTAAACTACCAATCTCCTAACATGGATGCATTTGATGCGTACAAAATATATGTCGCTTTAAAAAACCATTTCACAGTAGAGTCTTATGACTATTTTAAATATGGTAAAAAATCGAAAACTAACTTTGACGCTTTTTTAAAACGGCGAGATAAAATATTCTTTGCAAAACTTGGCAATAGAAGAGGTGATCATCTTGAAGAATTCCTAGTATCAAACTTCATACACGATCCTAAAATCTGGATCGGAGAACTCCTATCTGACACTAGCGAAACTCGATATAAAAACTGGAAGAAAAAACATGAATCATTGACATACAACTTTACAAATGAAATTGATTTTTTCTCGATTCTGTCGAGTGAAGATTTTGAAAATTTGTTCTCGGTGAACAGTGGCGAACATCCTAAAATTATATTAAAGTATCTTCAAGGCGAAATTAGTATTGAGACGGTTATTATCCTAGACTCGATATTGAATTTCATTCACAGGTATGATAAGATTATTACTGATCCAGTATATAAAGAGGTTAGCAATCTATGCAAAAAGTACCGGCCCTTCTTAAGGTTCGAACAAGCAAAGATGAAATTAGTGGTGAAAAGCAAATTGAATCTAGGGTAATAAAGAAAATTTGTTTTTTACTTTCTAAAAATCCGTCTTCAAGTATTATACATAGTGATGTACATTATGAGAAGAGTGGACAAGACTTACAAACAGCAAATACATTTTAATACGAGGTAACCAACATGGCAACATCATTCTCAGAACTCAAAAAGTCCCGCACCCGAGATTTGGAAAAGCTAACCAGCGAAGTTTCCAAACTCAACTCAAAAGAAGAAAAGAAATCATACGAAGACCTTAGGTTTTGGAAGCCCACCGTAGACAAAGCAGGTAACGGTATGGCAACCATTCGTTTTCTCCCCGCGCCCGAGGGTGAAGACATGCCCTGGATTCAAATCTTTTCACACTCATTTCAAGGACCAACTGGTCAGTGGTACATCGAAAACTCTTTGACCACACTGAACAAAAAAGATCCGGTCAGTGAGTACAATACTCTACTCTGGAACAGCGGTATCGAATCAGACAAAGAGATCGCACGAAAGCAGAAGCGTAAACTGAATTACATTTCGAACGTTTATGTTGTTCGTGATTCTGCAAATCCAGACAATGAAGGTAAAGTTTTTCTTTTCAAGTTCGGCAAGAAAATCTTTGATAAACTCAATGATCTAATGAACCCTGAATTTGAAGATGAGACCCCCGTTAGCCCATTCGATCTGTGGGAAGGTGCTAACTTCAAGCTTAAGATTCGTAAAGTCGAAGGTTATCAAAACTACGATAAGTCTGAGTTTGAGTCGCCGTCTCCGCTCAGTGAAGACGATGAAGAACTCGAACGTATCTGGAAGGCAGAGCATAGTCTGAAAGAATTCTTGGATGAAAAGAATTTCAAATCGTATGATGTACTCAAAGCTAAACTCAACACAGTTTTGAATCTAAACAATGAAGAACGTGTTGAACAAAAGCAGACTGTGACAAAGGAAGAATCTAAAGTCAGCAAGACTGCTGAAACTTCTAAGTCTTGGAAAGATGACGAAGACGATGATGAAGCAATGAGTTATTTTGAAAAGCTAGCACAAGACTAAAAACGAAAGCCCCGAAAGGGGCTTTTTTATACCCTAGCTAAAAAGAATCCGTTAGTCAGATTTCTATCATTACTGTTCAGAATAGGATGATAATCTCTAACTTTATCATCGTTCATAATGATTGCTGTTGGTGATGATGTCGATGCATTCACAGAATTATCTATGTACAGAGGATTTGTTGATCCGCCAGCGGCAGAGCCACCTTGATTTGTAGTTCCAGTATAACCACCAGTCACTAAGAATTCACCGGATGCACCTGAAGTTCCTGATGACACTTGAGTGGATGGCTGTGAAGAAAAATAAGGAGTATATGTGGGACTGTCAACGTATGTTTGTGCTAAGCCACCAAATGAACCCACAGCATATTCTCCAGTATATCCGATAGAAGAAGACACTTCACCAACATAATTTGCAAAAGGTGCAACAAGGTCAGTAACAACTTGTTCGGTTTCTTTTGCCTTTTCCTGTTTTTCTACCTCTAGATTGATAAATGCTTTTAGTGCATTATCGAACTCATCGGCAAAATCCATAAGCTTGAATCCCATGCTGGTATCTTTTTTATTCAGAGATTCAACAACTCCTCTAAACGTGTCGTAATTTTTTCTTAGGGTTGCTTCAACGTCAATCACCCCTTCGCCAGTTAAAACTTTAGAGAATTCTTGAAGACCTTCCACCTGCTTGAAAAGTTCAGTGCCTTGAAATCCTGATACAATCTTTTCGGTTTCTTGTGCCATTCTCTTTCTATTTGATTCCATGATATACATATTCTTTTCAGTTTCAGTATACATGATATCAAAATAAGTTCCAACAACACGACTAAAGTTTTCACGCTGTTGATCTAAAGTATCTCCACCAAACGTTCCAATCAGACTTTGCTTAAACCCAGCCAAATCTGCTAAAGTTTTTGATCTGAAAGTTTCGGATAATTTATCGGCCGTGAATCCTAACTTAAACATTGCATCATCAAAAATTATGGTGCTGTTGGCTAAGTTAGCCATTGTTTGAATTAATTCTTCATTTGCAAATTTAAACTTCTCAACTCCAGCATAGACCGTTTGAATCATATTATTAGAAAATGATGTGATCATATCACCAAATGCTTTGGCCATTCCTGCTTCATCTAGGCCTTTTAAACTCATACTAATTTGCTGAGTGAAGTTTCTTGTTTTTTGTGCAGCCTCATCACCGTAGCCAAGTATTTGGCCATATGATCTAACAAGTTCATTTCTACTAGAAATAGCACCGCCAATTGCATCTAAAGATGCTTGGTCTACTGCCGAAACTTCAGTTCCGCTTCGATCACTTCTGTATCGTCCACCTTTCTGAAACCAATTCTTATATTGCTCAAGGCTGGTGGCATCTTCTCCAAGCGTTCCTCTTATACCATAATCTGTGTATTCTTTGGCCTTCATACCAAACAGTCTGTTCAACACTGCACCACCTAAACCGATTAAAGGCGCGAATGGTGTCAACCCAGGAATCATAGCAGCGGCGCCAACTAACTTATTGAAATTTTTGTTTATCGAATAGCCACCAGAAAGACCCTCTGCAAGACCATATGAAGAAAAACCTCCTAAAAGAGATCCGGCCAAAGCGCCGCCGGCGGTGGCGCCGCCAGTAGACATAGCACCTGAAAATCCTGAAAGACTTCCTGTGCCCATAGACATACCAGCACCGAAGTTGGCCATGCCAGCACCTAGTTGTCCTCCCAATGATGTAAACCCTGCCGGACCAAATGCTCCTTGTGCAAGTGCTGAACTCATTAATGATGAACCGCCAGACGTTAGCAGTTTAGCCAATCCAGGAATCATTCCCCCACCAAGAAGATTATTGACAGAGCCTGCCACACCCATACCAATTTCGCCCATAGTTGACGCGCCAGTTATACCCTTTAAACCTAACGCATTACTTAATGATCCTGTTAAACTAAAACTCGATAGACCTTTACCGCCAAACATTTGCAGAGAACCTAAAAGGCTGCTGATAACAGGAGATGCAACATTCATCATCGCCATATTACCAAGTAATCCTTTCACGCCTATTTTGTTACCAAGTTGTCGGGTTAGAGCATACGACAGAAGAGGAACCATAGCAGGCATTGATCTACTCAATCTAGACATTGCAGAAGGTGTTCCTGCCATACCAGATTCGAGAGCAAGAATATCTTGTTCTCCTGGAAATGTTGCCATAAATGGCATTTGAGATGGGCCTGAATAATATGGTCCGTAAGGAACACCACCCATGCCTCCCATAGGAGCATATGGATTAAATCCTCCTGATGTCATCATCGGATACCCATATATTGTAGATGGGGTCATCATACCCCCACCAGGCATGCCAATCATCGTTCCGCCTCCGATGCCACCGAAACCTCGCATGCCTCCGTACATACCACCCATTCCAGCCGCGCCGGTTGTGCCGAATATTGGTGCAAACGGTGATGCTGATGCCATACCTAAACTTATTGCAAGTTGATTTAATCCCTGCTCATATCCTAAGAAACTTCTGATTCCAGTTGGCACTCCACTCAAGCCAAAGATAATATCTTCAAGAGCCATATCTTTATATTTTTTCTCTTGATCTTTTAGGCTCTTATAAATTGTTTCTCTTTGAGAAATTTGTTGACGGAGAGAAACAAGAGCACCATATCTCTGTTGCTGATTGGCATCAAATCCTCCAGCAGCGCCAGCCTTAATTAATTCTGCCATAGAGAAGCCAGTTTCTTTTTCAAGCTTTACTAGTTCATTTCTTGAGTTTGCCAATTCTCGTTCAACTTGTTTCATCTGAGGTCTGAATTGTCTGGACGCAATCAGATTATTGATCGAACGATTCAATTGTCCAGCCTTCATTCCTAATGCGGGAGCCATTGTATTATTGATGAATTGATCTAAGTAATTTCCTGCAAGATTATTAAATATGTACGCCATTGGTGCGCCCATTTGGTCACCAAATATTTTAGTTCCCCCACGAATAAATCCTTCGACAATTCCAGGCTGATTAGCAATGTTATATCCAGCCCTAGATGTTTGTCCACCAAATCCCATCGGACCAACCATCTTTGAAAAGGCCTGTCTATACATCTGAATCATGTTATTGTTAAACTGGTCTTGTAACTGCGCCCTCTCCTGTCTGTAAGACTCATCGTTTCTGTAGTAATCTCTACTTAAGAAATATTGGTCTTTACTATATTGAGCATTTTGCCCCCATAACTCCATGGGAGAAGGTGATCTGTTTATACGAAAAGCGTCTGCTCCACCTTGAGCAAAAATATATCTAAATTGTTCACTGAACGCTTCTAGTGATGTGAAAGTTCCATTTTTAACAGCTTTTTCAAGTTCCTGCTCAAAAAGGACTTTACCTGGTGCATTTCCTTTATATAGGTTGGGGTTGTTTCGGGTCTTACCATAAAGAGTATTGTATGCCGCATCTATCGCGGCAAAGTCGCCCACGATAGGATTTGTTCCTGTCACTGCGGAAACAGCGCGAGCCGTGTTTCTAGCATTACTCGCGTTTCTCATCATCGCGGCGCCAAGATCAGAGTCTTCATAATCTTGAGCAGTCATTCTATATCTACCAGTTAAATCAAATGGCGTTTTTGGACGGAACACTGGAGGTAACTGATTTATGAGCCAATTAACCCCGTCCTCAATAAATCCAAACATTAGTTTGGTGATGTCAACAAAAGCACCCGCCAAATTTTTAACCTGTGCAACAACAGCATCTTGTACTGAGCCGACACTTTTCATCATTTTTGCAGTGTCGAAAGTTATTATTCCTATAATAATATCAAGAACTCCCATAAACGCGGCAGCCGCGTTTTGTCCAGTTGTTTTCAGACCAGCCAATAAAACATCATAAACCTTCATCATCGTGTCGCTGAAGAGAAAGTCTTTCATGAAATCAATGAATTTACCGAAACCTTTCATAACGGCATCAACAACTTCACCGACTTTAGTATAAAGTGCCATGGCAGGTTCTGAAGTTAATACTTGTCCAAAAAATACTAGCATTGATTTTAATGCATTGAACACTACTGATATATTCTTGGTCAAAAAGTCGGTTACCATTCCCTGAACGGTTCTCTTTTTACCGCCCATCATATTACCCATCATATCTTCACCGACTTCTTGACCTAAATCGATGTCCATTAAGTCTAATAATAAATCAATTATACCAAAAACGCTTCCTAAAAATCCTCCAGCAAACGCCGCTAGCCTGTCTGCAATTGTCAGTTCTTGTCCCTCTGTTTTACCTAATACAGATTTTAGATTTTTATCATTAAAGAGTGCATTCGACATGCCGTCAAAAACACCAATAATTGCGCCGAGAGGTTTTGCTATTGCTAAAACTTTTTTGACAATAACATCGAAGTCGCTTATGTCTGCTATAAATTTGAGTGAAGAACCTATTGATTTTCCAATTGAAGAAAACATTTCAAGAATTCTTGCCATAGGGCCGGCCGTTTTTGCAATGTCACCTACTACAGCAGTTCCTTTTACTGCATCTGCGCCGGTTGCGGCTTTTATGGCATCTTCAACACCAGCGGCGGCTGGCGCCGCGCGTCCACCTTCGGCGGCTGTCATTTTTGAAGTCTCTAACTTTGCTACATCAATTTCACCAATTCGTATTTCTGATGACGTAATCATTGGAGCTTCTAACTTTGAAAAATCCTTCAGATTAAATTCTATAGTCGGCACCTTTTCAGGCATGACAACTTTAATTTCAGGAAGCTTGATTTCTGGAACCGTAGTCTTAACCGTTCCTATTTGAGAGATAGCTTTAGCAATTTCTTCAAATAAATTAGCTACCGTTCGACCTATCTTAGACTCTGAAACTATTTTTATTACATCATCTAATCTAGATTTGAAAATATCAGTAAGTGCTGAAAATTTTCCCTTAACTGATTTTCCGAGTTCATCGAGTTGATCGCCAATCACCGCCATATTCACAAGAAAATTGTTTTTAAATTTTCTGAATGCATCGGCTAGATCATCAATTCTTAAAAATTTACCTAAATCTTCTATGCCTTTTTTGAAAACATTTTTGAAATTTTCAAAAAACGATTTGAACCCGCGCAAAATATCTTCAAAGGAAGATTTTAATCCTTTAAATATATCTTCTAAAAACTTAGGAGTTTTTAAATCTTTGAAAACATTTTTGAAAATGTTTTTGAAGTCTTCAAAGAATAGTTTCAATCCTCTTAAGATGTCATCAAAAGAAAATTTTAGTCCTTTAAATATATCATCTAAATTCGGAAGTCTTTCTAACAGACCCTTTAACTTCTCAAAAAGACTTGATAATAGTTTACCTATATTTTCTAACGTATTTTTTAGACTTTTGAACATCTCATCTAAAAAAGATATAAATTTTCCTAATTTTTTATCCAAGTCTTCTAAAAATTTTCCAAACATCGCTATCAAAGCAGTAAGCATTTCTTTCCAAGGATTTTTATCTTTGCTGGTGAAAGCTTTCAATAAATTTTTAAGAGTGTCATTGATCTCTTTTAGTTGACCTAGAATGTCAGTGAACAATTTTTTCTGTTCATTGTTTTTTTCTTCATCAAAAGCTTTTTCTCTCTTACGTTCTTCTCTATCTTTTTTTATTTCTTTAGTTTGAGATTCAAAAGCTTTTTGAAGTCCTGCAACCATGGGACCAAAGACGGCGGGGTTGGCGCCAATAAATGACCCCTTAACCCCGCCTAAGAAATTGCCGGCGGCGCCTTTTATCGATCCTGTTATTTTTGATGCTAGTGCTTCTGATAGATTTGCCATATATTATCTTCTTCGTTTGCTTTTTGCCTCAGCCTCTTGAGACTTGATTCGTTCGTTTTCTTCTTTCAAAAACTGAGTTAACAAAGTAATATAGATTTCTCTTTCAAAGGGCATCATTTCTTCAAGTTCAGTTAAACTGTATTTATGATGTTGCATGAGGGCAAAATTAGTCTTGTAGTGCGTAACTAAGTCCTCACTAGACATCGCTAGCCGAAAAAATTTGCCATTCCTTCCATTTCTACTTTATCGCTAGCGCCACAGCCTTCGCATTTCCATTTGACTACATGTTTTAGTTTTGGCATTGAGTTAAAGAACTGTGCAAGTTTTCCAAATTGCTCTTGCGACAAGTCGTTTATGAATGCCATCAATTCTTCTTTTGTTGATTCTGAAGCGGGATAAACATTTTCAGCATCAAAAATGTAATCGATACTCTCGACGATAACAGAAACAACTGAATCAATTTGATTCTGTGGTCCGAGTTGTTGCAGCCGATTAGCAAGTGCAACAGTAGGATATCTTAAGACAACACCGACTTTTGATTCGTCATCGATAATAATTTTATTGGTGTGCCCTTCTTCCTTCTGCACTTCAACTTCTAACAGATTTAAAGTTTGTGAAGTTACGTGAGAACACTCAACACCCTTTGAATTTTTCCCATCATTATGTTTTAGTTTAAGTTCAATCGTTTCTCCAATTGATTTTGCACGAAGCCGTAAGAAAAAATATTCCAAATCAAACATCGGCAAATCATCTACGTCAATCTCATCGACTGCGCAATTATTAATGATTTGCTTGATCGCTCGAAACATTTCTTCCGTTTCTTGGCTCTCTAGCGCCATCAAAAGTAGTTTTTGTTCTTTCACTAAGAAAGGTCTGTATTTGATAGATTTTCCAGTTGAAGGAATTTTCAATTCAAATATTGGTGATTTAAGTTTTGGTAAAGCCATTTTCTACTCCTCGTTCAATAAAATAACAACTAAAAATTATTATACCCGTCCTGCGCGTGCTTTTGCGGCCGCAAGAACGTCAGATGGACTTGATTGTCCAGCAAGAGCTAATTTTAAAACATCGGCCGGATTTACAGTAGCAGCAGGCACAACTGCTGGTGCAAATTCAACCACATGATATCTATATGATATGGTGGCAGAAAATCTCTGATATGTATTCTGTTCTTCCCAATTTAAATTCATAGTGCTTAGTTGAATTGGATAAGCTTCGTATAAAGTATATCGCGCAACAACACTTCCAGAATTATTAGTGTGATACAGTCTAACTTGACCAGTGGCATATTGATCATAGTATTTAATCAATCCAGCCTTTGATCCCATACCTCCGCCGGCCAAATTAGTATTATTCACAATATTTTCCATCCATACCTCAAAAAATGCTCTCTCTATCATATCTTCACCTGCCATGATAGTTAGATTTATATCACTGTATGTAGTATCATATGCGTGTTTGGTTGTCGGACCAAAAGAAACATCTTCTGATGTAGCAATTGTTTTTCCTGGAAGTTCAGAAGATTCGCATCTAAACATAAAAGAATCGTTTATGCCTCTTGTTGCACTAAAACTTGATGCAAGTCTATCGAACCATGTTTTTCCCGATTGAACAGCACTACCAGAAATATCAGATTTCAATCTATTAATTATGGCATTTCTTATGTACTCTGGTGCATCAATTTCTGCATAGAAATTATTTGGTCTAGTTAAGTTATCTAACTTACTCTTAAACGATGATAGTGCAAACATATTAGATTTTCTCTCTGCTTTCTTTCCAGATTGTATCTTTTGAAGACTTTCTAAATCTTTCTGTTGGTAAGAACAGTGCAATGTCCCATTCTTTAGCAGTTATTTCTAAAAATGGTGATCGAACATGCGAATTTAAATATTTTTTTAGTGTAGGTTTAAATGCTTTATATTTAGACGCACGTTTTAATATGCTATATGTTAAAATCACTTTTGTATTTTCATCATATTTTCTGTCGGTTGTAGTTGAATATATTGCATTCATCAAATTAGCACGTAGAATTAAAGGTAAATAGTGAAAATTAATACCTAAAAACCCGTCCGAATGAGTTTCTACTGGAAATATTAATGGAAAAGTGTCATAATATGGCAAATCCATTTTTGTTTTTGGATCATATACGAACATGTACATGTTTCCAAGTTCTAATCTAGAAACTTTTCTTTTTGGATCAAAAGATTGTTGAACTCTTCCTGGTGAAACTCTATTAGAAGCTATTTGAGTTGCCGCGTCACGATACCAATCTCTGGCAAAAAGAGTTCTGCCAGGAAGAATATTGGCGGAGACTCCTTTATCTATGATTTGTTTAAAAATTAGCATTTAAGATTCCGAGTTTCATTGATTCTATTTATGTCAATTCTTTTTCAGTAATTATCTTAAATTCAAAATTTTTGTCTTTGCAATATTCAATTGCTGCTTTCCATTTTGCTTGATTCACACCCCATGTCATAACTTCGTTTAGATATCGTCTTGTTGGCTTGGAACTACTTTCTGGTTTGTTGGGTGGCTTTGTTTGCGAAGAAGGCTTTATTTCAATTAAATTTTTCTTAATATTACCGTGTAAATCTCGATATTTTACGTAAAAATCTACAAAGTATCTGTGCCATTTCTTGTCAATAGGAGAATAATATGGTATGACAACTTCCTCCGATGACCATTCTAGTATCGATGGGTTATTGTCGCAATAAACCATGAATCTTCGCTCCAATAAACTTCGGTAAACTATGTTGGTCGGGTCTCCAGCATATTTCTGATAGTTTTTAGGTTTAAATTTTCCTTTGTACGCCATAGTATTATAAATAAGTTAAAAGGAGAAATATATGTCAACGATAACTACTTTTGCATTAGTGGCCGACAATCAAACCACATCATATCCAGATGACAATGGATATAGAGTAGCAGAGCCCAGGCGCACGAATGCCATAGGAAGATATGCTACGGCCGGCCTTGCCGGTAAAAACATTCAATATCCATATCCTGGTAGCCAAACTAATTCATTTAATGTTCCATTGATTAAATTTGTATTTCTAGATGGTTATGCTGAAAGAATATCCGACACACCAATAGTATTTATAAGAATGCCTAATCAATTTAACATATCAGATTTTTCAGAATACAGTAGAACAGAAGCAATATTTGGATCCAGTACAGACTTTGGTATGCTTTCAGATATGGTGTTTAACGAAAATAAAACCAAATCTGGATTTGATGCCGCAAACTTTGGATTAACTGCCGCAGAAGCCATGAAATACGCAACACAAAAAGGCTTAACTAATGTGCAAGGATTTATTCAATCTGCTGGACTGAACAACATTGGTCAAGCCGAATTTAGTGCTAGATCAGCGGTGAATCCATTTACACAATTGCTTTACAAAGGTCCTCAGTATAGAAAATATCAAATTCCTGTTTCGATAAAACCCAAAAACAAAGAAGACGCCCGCGCGGCACTTGACATAATTTCTGTGTTTAGAATAGCATCGTCTCCATCTGTTCCTAGCACAACAGGAATTTCAGTAGGGGAAAAAACAATCGGATCCGGAACATCATTTCTATTTGGATATCCGCACTTGACACAATTTGATATTCAATTTAAAGTTGATGGAAATATCAAAAAAATATTTAGAAGTAAGCCGTGTGTAATAGATTCTGTTGCTGTAGATTATGGTGGACAGAAAATGACATTTTTCGAAGATGGTGTTCCCACAGAAATGAATTTAACTATTCAATTGACTGAAATTGTTCCAAGAACTCTTGGTGATTCCCTCACAGACGCTAAAATAGGGGACACTTCAACAAAAGTGGAAACAGATCCAACCAGATCGTCAGACCTTAATTACAGAACCATAAGATAAAATGTATCAATATTATCCAAAGATATTATATTCAGTAAATGAATTTGATAAAATCAAAGCCGTTGATATTACCAAATCTGCAAAAGTAAAAAATCTTATATTATCATCTTCGGACTCAAATTATTTACGAAGATATGTTGTTCAGAATGGAGAAAGGCCTGATATTGTGTCTTTTAAATTATATGATTCTCCAAAGTATGAATACTTATTACTTCTTGTCAATAATATCGTAAGCATATACGATGATTGGCCAAAAGATTATGAAACATTTAACAAATACATAGAAGAAAAATACGGATCAATATCATATGCAATGTCAAACTATGCATATCACTACACCTCAGAAGGTGTAATTGTAAGTGAGGAATATTGGCAATCTCTTTCTGGATCGTCAAAATATAGAGAAACTTTTTTTGAATATGAAACTAGACTTAATATAAAAAAAGCTAGAATAAAAGTTTTAGATTTTCCATACATTATTCAGTTTGAAACTGGACTTCGAGAATTATTATAATTAACTATGGCAACAGAATTACCAAATTTTTCTAATAGTACAACTTCTGCGGTAGTTGGTGCAACTGAAGAAGCTACGCCTAGACATTTTGTAGACTCATATACACTACACGAATTAACTATAGTTATTAAAAATGGCACTAGGGTATCTCTCACTGATGTTTTTGTTGTTATGGAAGTTTATGAAGATATTTTTAGTCCATCAATTTCAGGATTTATTCGCATAAGAGATTATGTTGGTGGATTAGAAAAATTCATATTCACCGGTGGAGAAGTTATAACCATTAGAGCACTAAAACCAAATACGTCTGAGATAATTGTTTCTAGAGATGATTTAGTTGTCTATGAAATATCTAAAGTTGCCGTCGAAGATCAAAATACTATGACATATGATTTACGATTTACTTCTAAATCTGCTATAGAATCTCAGAAAAAAAGATTATACAAAAGTTTTGGTGGCAATAGATCAATAACAGACATAGTTAAAAAACTATATTCGTCTATGGAAATTAATCCTTATCTTAATATACCGAATATAGGAACAGGATTACAAAACACGTTTGTAAGTCCAGGATATAATCCAATAGAAGCCATTACACATTTAGCAAAAAGAGCAAGTGTTGATGGAGACTATTATGTATTTTTTGAGAGATTTAATACAAACAAGTCAACCGACTATAGACATCTTTTTATGGGGCTGTCTGAAATAAAAAAATGGTGGACAACATCAGGCGCCAATATACCAAAAATATTGTATGTTCCAGGCGTTGTTTATGTAACAGAAGAAGGTGCCGAAACAAATGTTGTTGCAACAGCATTTCAAATACAAGAAAATTACAAACACTTGGATTACATGAACGGTGGATTTTATAATTCTAGAGTCAGAGAAATAAATTTAGCAACACGAAAATATGGTGACATTAAAATTTCGTATAAAGACAGAGCATTAAATTCGGACTTTTATCAAAACAAATTTATTGAGAGCGGCAACATATTTTTTTCGTATGATAATGTTTCTCAAGTTCAGGGTGAAAGATTAGTTGTTAGTCCGACAAATGATTCTATTGTAAATAAAAAACAATGGATTGCAAATGATACATATGGTGCAATATTAAATAGCAGCATAAGAATTCTTATTGATATTCCAGGAGGAAGCAACAAGATTAGGTGTGGATACGCAGTAGAATTAGATATACCTAGTTTGGTTGCCAAATCACTAGCATTAGAAAATTCTGAGGTGCAAAACGACCAAATGCATTCCGGTAAATATTTGGTTACTGCATGTAGACACATCATTGATAAACAACGATATAGAAAAAAAATAGAATTGAGCAGAGGGTCACTACAAAATGATATCGATAAACTTTTAGGATAAAAACTTTAGAGAGTTAATAAATGTTAAAAACATTTTCAGAGTTTTTCAACGAATATGAATATAATCTTCATGAAAAACTTATCATTTACAACAACGACAAACGATACGGTCAAATCGTTTTCTTAGCTGGTGGCGCAGGTTCAGGAAAAGGATTTGCAATCAAAAACTTCATGCACGATGAACTGTTTAAAATTCGTGACGTTGATGAACTGAAAACATCATTTCAAAAATTAGATAATTTGAAAAAATTTACCACTGATGATTTATTGGAAAAGTATAGTAAAAATTTATCGCCAGAAGTTTTTGCATTGGTAAGAAAAATTTTAGTCGATGATAAAGTTTCTCTTAAAGATTTGGATTTAAGAACTCCAGAACATGTGTTCATTTTGCATATGCTAGTAAAGGCGACCGGAGCAAAAGAAAAAACTCTCGATTTAATTCTAAGTGGCGCAAAAGAAAAAACATTGCCAAATATAATTTTTGATATGACGCTAAAAGACATGAGCGAATTAAACTCATATCTACCAAAGTTGATAGAAGTTGGTTATGATCCAAAAAATATTCATTTGACTTGGGTTCTAACAAATTACGAAATCGCAATTAAAAACAATGCAGATCGAGAAAGAGTTGTTCCTGCCGACATTCTTTTGCAAACTCACGAAGGCGCAGCAAGAACAGTTCTCGATTTAGTTAAAAAAGGTTTGCCAAACGAAGTTGATGGTTCGCTTTATGTTATATTAAACAACAGAGAGAATACTACATACTTTACAGACAGTAGTGGAAAAGAAATTAAAAACTCTAGATTTGGAAAACCAACAGTTAAAAATTTCCTATATCTAACTCTTAAGAAATCTGGAAAACCTATTGTAAATGATCTTGCAGTTAAACGACAATTATATGCATGGGTCATTAACAATGTTCCGGCTTCAGTGTTAAAAACAGTTAACATGCAGGACTTATAAAATATGTTTATTGGCCGCGATGGATTTTATTGGTGGATTGGAACAGTAGAAGATAATGATGATCCTCTTCTGTTGAACAGAGTTAAAGTCAGAATCTTTGGATATCATCCACCATACACTGCAACAGAATCTGCCGACAGAGACAACACTATACCGTCTTCAGATTTGCCTTGGGCCACGGTTATACTTTCTCCAAACTCATCGGGAAATTTTTCTAGACTAGAATTAGGTGAATGGGTGTTTGGATTTTTTCTAGACGGCCCAGAAGCGCAAGAGCCTGCCGTTCTAGGATATATGCCGACTCAACTTGCAGAGGGTGCAGTGCCATCCGCACAATCATTTGGTAAATATCCAACAACTAAAAGAACTTTCTCAGAAGTAGCGAATCAAGCAAATTCTTTCAATAATCCTACTGAAGATCGTAAAAGATTATCGCAAAGAAAATCATTTTTTTCTCCGTCTGGACACTCTTTAGAATTTCTAGACTATGCCGGCAGTCAAGAAAATAGAATTGACCTTAGGCATAATAATAGAAAAACCGCAGTTGTAGTGAACAAAGATGATGTTCAAGTAACAGGAAATTCTGGAACATATGATCTAACAAACAAATTAAGTCAAATTGACGGCGCCCTTAAAGCTTTAAATATAGAAATTGTTAACAATAGATTTGATGCTAGTCCAATAGTGAAAAATTTTCGTCTTATGACGCTAGGCCAGTTTACTTCAGCGGGACAGAGTATTGTTGTTAGAGGTGGCCAGGCAGAATTTAATACCAGAAACGAATCCAGATATCCTCCTGAAGGATAATTCTAGCAGCAATTACTAATTTTTTATAGGTGATTATACATGTCAGGCCTCATATCAGATCCTACAAAATTATCGAGTTATAATTGGCCGAGAGTGCCTAACGCTGTTATCAATCAAGACTTTTTGAGCAATCCCCTTACCGTCACTAATTATGCTATAGATGCAACTCTTCGAGTTAGAGTTGTTGCGAATGCAAATTTCTGGTGGACCTGGCTTAAAGGAAATAGAGGAAGGTGGTTCGGGGATACTTATCGCGGAATCTTAGATTGGTATCTTTTACAAAACGGAAATATTCGAAGTTATTATAGATTATCTGATATATATTCTCTAGATTTTAATACGTCGTATCAAGGAGTTATGTTTAATCCAGAGGGCGGAATTATTTGTGATATACCAAAAACTACACAAACAATATTTCAGGTACTTATTTTAAGTAGGACAATAAATACTACTGATACAAGATATTTCTATTATTACTATTACCTAGATACATTTAAAGCAGAATTTGTGGCTTTTGTTTGAATATAAATATGAAACAAGGCACTGCTATAATAACTCTTTGTCAAGTAAAAGTCAAATATTATAAGGATAATTGCCATGTCGCATCATGAAAGTTTAATGTCGTTATTTGAAAGTTATCAAATTGAAAATGATAAGTTTGTTTCAAAAGGTAACAAAGCAGCCGGAACTAGAGCTAGAAAAGCACTTGCAGAAATTATTAAATTCTCGAAAGAGCGAAGAAAAGAAATTCAAGAAATCAAAACAGAGGCTTCTACGGGATAAATAAATGGCAACTAACACGGTTTTCTTTTCTGATTTACCTCTTAATTTTATTGCAAATCCGATTACACTTGATATACCAGTTCTAAAAAATGAAAACGCAATAAAAAGGGCTCTTCTTAATTTAATTAAGACTCCAGTAGGAACTAGGCCTTTTAGACCAGATTACGGCACACGAATCTATAATTATCTTTTTGAACATGCTGATTCATCAACAGAAGTGGAAATCAACGAAGAATTAGCAAGATCAATTCAGAAATACGAACCAAGAGTAACATTGATATCAATTGAAAGCGACGTTGTAGATAGAGTTGGTATTAGTTTAAAAATAGCATATTATGCGCAAAACTCTCCAGTGCCACAAACATTAGAAACTGTAATTTCAAGAACGAGATAACATGGCCACACCAACAAATTTAAAAGTAGATGGATTAGCATATGAACAAATTAGAGATAATCTAAAACAGTTTTTATCTAATCAAGATCAGTTTAAAGATTATAATTTTGAAGGTTCTGGTCTAGCGGTTCTGTTAGACGTTTTAGCATATAACACATATTACAATTCTTTTTATCTGAACATGATGTCTACTGAGACATCTTTAGCCACAGCACAGCAAAGAAATTCTGTTGTAAATTTGGCAAAAACTTTAAACTATACTCCAAGATCAACAACGTCATCCAGAATTACTGGAACCGTAGAATTAACAGTTTCTGCAAATACTGCATCATACACTCTTCCGAAATACACTAAATTTTCTGCATCATTGGATGGACAATCATATACGTTTTTGACTGAAACTGGTGTGACGATTTTTGCAAATGCAAATTCAGAATATATTGCAGAAGATATAACGTTAGTTGAAGGCGTCTTTGCAAGCGAACGTTATGTTGTAAATACTTCCGATAAAGATCAGAGATTCATTATCAATAATGAATTAGCCGACACATCGACTTTATCCGTACGAGTTTTAAATTCAACGTCTGATGATACAACGAGAGTTTTTACTCTCGCTGATAATTTTGTAGAACTTAGCTCAACTTCATTGGTATATTTCTTAGAAGAAATTGAGGATGGTAAATATCAAGTAAAATTTGGTGATGGCATACTGGGCCTGGCTCCGACAAACGGAAACGTAATTTATCTTGAATATCTTGTGTCATCTGGAAAATCGGCAAACAACATTCGTAGTTTGACATATGCATCTACAATTACAAATGTAACAACGATTGATTTTACACCAAACTCGCCATCGGCGGGTGGTGATGATAGAGACTCTATTGATAGAATAAAGTTTACTGCACCAAAAGCTTTTTCAGCACAAAATAGAGCCGTTACGGCAGAAGATTATACTGCCATATTGTTGAAAGAATCAAATGTTGGATCGGTTACCGTTTGGGGCGGGGAAGATAATGATCCTCCGGCATACGGAAAAGTTTATATCGCTATCAAACCAACAACAGGAACTGCTCTGACTGCAACTGAAAAGCAATCCATTATTAATACTATATTAAAACCGAAAAAAGTTTTAACAGTTTCTACCGAAATCGTCGATCCAGAATTCATCTATCTATTGCTGAACGTGACAGTTAACTACGATCCAGCACAAACAATTTTAAATGAAGACAGTTTAGAATCAAAAATTTTCAATATAATTAAAAATTATAATGACAATGAAATTAATCAATTCTCACGTTATTTCAGATATTCAAAACTTTCTAGATTAGTTGACACTTGCGAAAGATCAATATTAAATACTATAATGAGAGTTGTTTTACGAAAAGAAACCGATATTCAATTGGGTTCTCCGAGTCGTTATGTATTAAACTTTTCAAATCCAATCAATTCTGGAACTGTTGGTCGACCAACTTCGCATCCATATGGTGTTGGAAATCAGATAACGTCGAACGCATTTACATATAACGGATTCTCAAATTGCTTTTTAGAAGATAACAATGGAATTATAAGAATATATCGAGCAGTTGGTGCATCGAACATTGGCGTATCACAGAACACCGGTACTATAAATTATTCGACGGGTAGAATTATTTTAAATTCATTCAATCCAACCGCCTTTGCTGATGGTGGCGTTACGTTAAAAATAAATGCAAATCCATCCAATTTAGATGTATTACCATTAAGAGGTCAAATTCTTTCAATACGAGATTCAGATATTGATATTAGTTTACAAGATGATACACAAATAAGTTTAGTCAGAAGATAACATGTCAAATGCAGTTTATTTAAATCCAAATTTTTTACTGGAGAATATTTCTCCAGTTTTAGATGACGAAGCATTTCTAGTTTTTCTAGAATTATATTACGAATGGTTACAAACCACTGAACTTTCCATATCTTCTGTTTCTGGAACTTTTCAGAAAGATGAAATTGTAATCGGATCCACCTCAGGCGCTAGAGGTATAGTAAGACTTATCAAAGATGACGCAATCATTGTAAAGGCAACTTCATTAAAGACTTTTGATTTAAAAGAAACTTTAACTGGTCAAATATCAAGCGCGACTGCATCTTTAAATGACATAAAAGATAATGTTTTAAAACATGCTGCAAATTTATTACGAAATAAAATTCCAGAATTTGCGTCTGGAAAATATCTAGAGTATTTGAAATCGGAATTTAATAATCAATATCCGACAGAAACTGAAACCGATAGGCGGCAATTAGTCGCAAAACTTAGAAATTTATACGAATCAAAAAGCACCGAAGAGGCTTACAGATTTTTATTCAGAACAGTATTCGGAGAAAATATTGAATTTAGATATCCTGGAGAAGAATTACTAAGAGTTTCTGATGGAAAATTTGAAAAGACGATTGTTCTCAGAGTCGTTGCAAATGATGATATTTTTGGATTTTTAAATGAAACAATTCGTGGAGCAACAAGTGGCGCGGTAGGTAATGTTGTTGATATTAAATTAACTTTTCTTGGTGGAATTCAATTCGCAGAATTTACACTCAGTCTAGTTTCGGGAACATTTTCCGCAGACGAAACAATTTTTGCAGTCAACAATACTGAAGTTGCGAACACCACGACATATGGAATGTTAACTTCAGTTATTATTAATGATGGTGGTTCGGGTTATAATGTTGGCGATTCATTAGCTATTTCTGGAGATGGCTTTGAGGCTTCGGCATCGGTTTCTTCTGTTAGCGATGGTCCGATCAATAAAATCAAAGTTAATAACATTGGTTATGGATACAGATTAGGAACACTTGCGACCGTAAATAATGCGGGTACTGGAGGTTCTGGACTTTACATTAAAGTAACGGAACTTGCAAATACTTATACGATACTTCAACCAGTAGGCGGCGGTGGCTTTAATCAATATAATGTCGGAGAAATTTCAAAAGTATCTATTTTAAACAGAGGATCGGGATACTCTTCTGTTCCTACTGTAACTTTAATTGACAGTACAGTTAAAAATCTTGGAAGTCTTCATGAAAATTTAATTACAATTGATGATTCTGGAAACAACTATTCTGTTGGAGATTCGTTAGTATTTTCTGGAGGCTCTCCGACAACTTCTGCGAATGGTGTCGTAGCATCAGTTGGTAATACTGAGCCATATGGTGCAAATAATATTTTGTTTGAAGACTCTTTTGTTCTCATTCAAGAAACAACGATTAATGGAAAATCGAGTGCATTAAAGGGCGAAGACTGGACGAATAATGGCCCTATTTTACGAATAGAATTGTATGATTCTTCTAATGTCGCATCAGGATTTGGATTTGGTTACTCGACTGCAAATTTATCTTCTGTATCAATTTCAGTAACTTCTGGAACTGGAACCAATGCACAATTTACAGTTGAAGACATACAAGGAAATTCTGCAAATGTTGAGGTAGACGTTGCAAATAATTCTGTAGGTATTGGTTCTATTCGAGCCGTAGAGATTTCTGATTTTGGTATTGACTACAGCAGTGTTTCAATTGATGCAACAATATCAGGCGATGGAAATGCAAATCTTACTGCTGTTATTTCTGGAACAGGTATTTCATCTGGAAGATTTATCAATGACGATGGGAAAATTGATTATCGAGTTATTCAAGATTCATTATTTTACCAAGATTTTTCATACGTAATTAAGAGTGCTTTAACATTAAATCGATATGATTCATTAGTTAAGGAATTAGTCCATCCTGCTGGATTAGAATTCTTCGGTGAAATTTCTATTCAATCTATCATTGGCGGATTAAGTCCAACTGCATTTACCATCATTGACTTTCCGTCTGCAATTTCTTCCCTTGTGCCCATCGGAGTCTCTGAACCAATTCAAAGTGTTTATAAACGATACAGAATTTGGGGAAGCTCGGCCAATCCAGTTGGTGCAGAGTTTAGAGGTAATGTTGTACCAATTTACATAGCTAATTCTGTAGTAGAAAAATCTACAGAAATGGTTGTAACTCGACCTACAGAATTACAGGTCACATTAACAATTATACCTGCTGCAAATTTTGTCAATATACTTGAGTTATATGTTGATGCCTCGGTTCAAAATATCGAATCTATTGTTAGAAGATTTAGCGAACTAGAAATTTACGTTAGTCCCGCCGTAGTAACGTCCAACTTTGTGCCAAAGACTGTTGAAGTTGATATTAACTTACAGAAACGAAATTTAAGCATCGTAAATGATTTTTCTAATTATAAAATAGAGGTTATTTTAGACGAAAACGTTTCGGTTAATCCTGTAACTGAACTTGAAGTTGGAATTGACTTACCAATATCGGTAGAAATGTTGTCTAATGATAGAGAAATTCAAATAGAAATTTCTCCGTCGATATTACCTGGTTCAATATCCCTAGATGCCGAATATGTAAACAGATTAGAGTTATATTTTGACCTGACCACTGCTTGGTATAGTCAAATTCAAGTCGTTGAGTCTGCGACTAAGATTGAACTGGAAGTTATTCTAGATGGAACAAATCTTCAGATTGCCAATAATAGAGAACTTCAAGTTAAAATTGCTCCGGCGATTGTACCAGAATCATTATCTCTAGACGCCGAATATGTAAATAGACTAGAACTATATTTGGATTTAACTACCGCTTGGTATAGTCAAATTCAAGTCGTTGAGTCTGCCACTAAGATTGAACTTGAAGTTATTCTAGATGGAACAAATCTTCAAATTAATGATTTCAAAGAACTTCAAGTTAAAATTGCTCCGGCGATTGTACCAGAATCATTATCTCTAGACGCCGAATATATTGTCTCGGTAAAAAATCAATCTAATTTAGGTTTACAATTTGATACTTCTGAAGTAGTAAATAAACTTGAATTGCAGACAAATCTTGTCACGGTTGAATATTCTGAATTTAAACTTAATGTATTTTCAGAAGCCGGTTCGCAAATTCTGTCCACAGATGCTGAATACGTCAACAAAGTGCATCTCTATTCGGATGTAACTGGGCAAATTGAAATCAACGAAACCGTTGCTATAATTGAACTTGAAACCAATCTTCAATCAGATGAGTTTAAAGAACTTCGAATTGAATTTCCATCTGAATTTTTAGCAGAAACCTTAAATACCGATTCTGAATATGTTAACAAATTTCAGTTAGAAACTAATGTAGAAACAAATAATTTTATAAAATATGAAATTGATATTATACCAGAACCAGCTAAATCGACGCAATATCACAGAGAAACTATCTTAAGATTTGAACTTCTTCCTGTTTCAGAAATTATACAAACAATCACTGAGCGAGTAAATGTATTAGAAATATATGTTGATGCTACCACAACATGGGAAAGTCAAGTTAAAGTTCTAGAAACAGTTGTTGAAATTGTATTAGATGATATTATACTATATCCATATCAATCAAGAGAATTGATTTTAAATATACCTCTCTTTGAAAATCTAAGTTCTTCTATATCCGCGGAATATGTCAATAAAATACCAACGGATATAAATTTATTCTCAGAACAAAATTTTGTGGGAATAAATAAAGTAGAATCTGAAATTGCTTCTTTAGCTAAGGTACAAGATTTTAATCCATTTAGAAATAATACAATAACTTACGGAGACACAACAATTGCAACTTTGGCTAATAGGCCGATTCAAGACGAGCAAAATAAAACATTCGAATCGGAGTTTGGTCAAAAGTCAGTAACAAAGAATGTAAAAATTTCTGGAACCATCACTATTTCTGGTAACAGTGTGATAGGAACTGGAACAAGTTTTACATCAGACTATTCGAATAATAGTAGTCTGATAGTAGGAAGTGAAAAGTTTATTATTACAGGTATTTCAAATACAGAGTTTATGACAATTAACGTCAACCCAGCAGGCACATACTCAGGCGCGTCTGCATACAAAGAAGTGGCCATATAAATATATGGTAATTACAAAAGGAGAATAAGATGGCAGCTATTGCAACAAGTAAATTCAGAGTACACAATGCCGAACAATTTGTCGAGGCATTCTCTGAGGCATCAAACACAATCATGTATCTTTACGTCGGCGGCACAAGTCCATTCGTTGACGATTTCAGCCCACCAACACCAACCAATTCAACGGCAAACATTGAATTTGAGCCATGGAGAGACAGCATCGGCGCAAAACGTGTTCAGTCTTCAGATGTGGTTCATGTTATTGATCGCTACAATTGGACAACTGGTACAGTCTATGACATGTACGATGACACAGACACAAACATTCTCGACGATGATTTCTATGTTGTCACCGACGAGTACCAAGTTTACAAGTGCTTGTTTAATGCCGATGGCGGAAACTCAACAGTAAAGCCAACTGGCACATCAGCAACACCATTCACTGCCGCCGATGGTTATATTTGGAAGTATATGTACACCATCTCAACTGCGGATGCCCTCAAGTTTCTAACGAATGATTATATTCCAGTTAGAACAGATGGAACAGTCGCCGCAGCGGCTGTTGAAGGCGGTATTCACGTAGTTAAAGTAACTTCTGGTGGTTCTGGATATTTCTCAGGAAATACCACAGTCACCATCAATGGCGATGGTTCTGGTGCAACAGCAACTGCAACAGTCTCTGGCGGTGCAGTCACTGGAATTACAGTTACAAATAACGGAACTGGATATACATTTGCAACCGCATCAATTTCTGGTGCTGGTGGCTCAGCGGGTGCGACAGCGCGTCCAGTCATTAGCCCAAGAAATGGTCACGGCGC